ATTGCGTCATAGTGGTCCCCTGTTGCAACGTACCGATGTTCGCTGCTTGACCAGCTACATATGTGTTAGGCAGCAATGTAATAAATTCTGGATTAGTAACATATACAGGCTTGTTGCCTAAATTTAATAGGCTGTTATTACCGATATGTAAGCCTTTAGCCTTATTAGTATTGATTGTGATATTATCCACTTTATCCGACGTCCATTTACCCATGAACACAAACGGATTATATTCACTTCCGTTATAATTGGATACATTCACGATTAAGCGCTTGCCATATAGTGCATACTTAGCACCATTTTGCTCGTAAGTATCATCAGGCGTACCCTCATTATCTGTAACGCCCGATACTGTTACAGTACTAACTTCTCTATCAGTTAGATCATAATACTTTAACGTAATATCATCTTCGCCGAATGCAGAAATAGGCAATTCTAAACCTTTTGTTTCAAATACATGCTTATCACCACCATTTACGCTGACCTTGAAATGTGGCTGGCCTTGTACGGCTAGCGTTGTTTGGCCTTTTAATGGCTGGATATATGTTAAAGGTGCATACTCTTCCGCTGGAATAGCACTATCCATTATTTCGAGCAGTTTAGACAATACAGTGTCAATATCGGAATTTTCTAAATATATGTTTTTTCGTTTAAAAAATTCTGCTGCCTTTTCAGCCGTTGCACTTGCGCCGTCTCGTCCGTCCTCGCCCTTATCACCTTTAGGACCTTTCAAAGCCTCTAACTGTTCTGGCGTGAAATCTGCATATCGGAATGGGTCGCCTTTTGGGCCAGGTTCACCTTGAGGACCTTGTAAACCTTTTAGACTATCAAGCCATTCCTGTTCAGTACCTCTGAACCCATGAGCTACTGCAATAGCATAGGCGCTTTTACCTAGCTCCTCAATAAGTGGAATAGTAGTTTCCTTATCGAGTTTTAAAATTAATTCGTTGTCCATACCAAGTACCTCCTTACTTGTGCATTGAAATATCCGGAACGATGGTAACTGTACCCTGTCCTAGTTTTATCCACTTATGATCATTGTAGATAAACGCGTCGTACAGGTAATCGCCACCCTTTAATTGGGCCTTAGCGGAATCCTTTCCACTAATGAAGAACCCTACCTGTTTAGACTGTACCACAGGAGTTAACTCTAATTTCATATCACCATAGAACCGTTTACGAATTTTGCAGACGGCCTGATATTGACTTAGGTCCATATCGGAGCCAGGCGGTACGACGTATGTCATACCGAAGTCCTGCCCTGCGTATAATGTGATGTCTTGTTCAATCATATAGGCCTCCTTAGATTTCCATTTCATCTGTTGAAGGAACATTCTCAGTCCCATCTAATTCGCAGATAAGGACTTGCGTAGTTTTGACCGATTGAGGGTCTACAGGGGCCCCTACTTCTCCCTTATAATCGGTATCAATTGTCACGCTATCGCCGTTCCAGTTGATATAGTGCTGAGCATATCCAGCTGTGGTGGAATGGATATCTAAGATAGGGTATACATAACACATACCAGGCTTCTTGATGCCCTGGAATTTAACGGCGCCCATTTCGTAATCCGCCTTACTAAGAAGCGTATCGCCATTAAAGTTTTTACGGATAATTTGAGCAATTCGTAATGTTGGCAGGTTACTGTTATATATAGGCGTACCGTATTTATCGAATACCTCTAAACCGGAGGTGCCTGTTTTAGGCATACGGCTAGAATATACATAGATTTCAATGGAGTCCGCAATCTTACGAATATCCTCAACGCTATCACAGGCAAATGTCACCTGTAAGTAATTGGTCCAGCGACCCATTCTATCCGGATGTCGTTGATTACGAATTTCAGTAAGTCGTACATGTTTAAGTGGAGTATTACTGGATAGAGCATACGCATAATACTCATCTGGCTTTCTTAACCGAATCTGGATATATACGGCGGCTGTATAATCACCGTTATCGGAAGTAATATACCCAATGCCGTCACCCTTATATAAATACTCAGAACCCGATTCTACCCGCCTGTCGTGAATAGGTAAGTTCTTTAAATTAATACGATACTTTAGGTATAAACATGATTCGCTATCATTAATTGTCAAAATCTCGTCTGCATTTTTGATTTCAAAATAGTTCATATCACATCACCCCGTATATCAATGCAATTTTACATGGCCATCCTTTATACTGCTCTGCAAAAGAGCGAAGCTTCCATGAGATGGTATCGTCAGTTACTATGAGGTCATATAAGTTTGTAAAGTTCATAATATTGACGTCATTATCATCTGTGTATGCGTTAAGGAAATACCAAATATGTTGCCCCTTGGCTAGTTTTAACGTTACACTACCGCTAGCTTCAATAGTGTCAAATCGTTTCACTCCAACGATGCGAGTTAATCGGTCCGTAATTGAAATAATTTCCGTTCCCTTCTTATCAAATACTTGTATTCCAGCTGGCACAGTATCACCTTTCTTTCTAAATAACGAAGTCAGCTTTTCTTTTAACCACTTAATTAGTCGTCCCATAGACCTAACCTCACTCTCAGTACATTGTTATCATCGAACACTTGAATTAAATTATCCGATATCTCAACACGAGCGCCACTCGTCTTGGTCCGGAGCGTACCAATCGTTGCCGTGATAGTATCAAGGCGATTCACCTTTAACTTATCAGCGGTAACACTATCCGCTTGTAACTTGTCACTACTAATGGATAAGGCTTGTATCTTATCCGCACTCACGGAGTTAGCTTGGAGCATACCCTCTGTGATGATGTTATTCTCGAACAGTGCTTGGCCGGTTACGTGTAATAACTTGCCATCGATTCGAGTACCTTCAGGCGATAAGTTAATCCGGCTAACAATATCCTGGCCACTCATATTCCCGATAGCCTGTGTCACCTGAAGGTCGATACCTTCGGATAATGTGGTAATTTGGCCAGATAAGTTCTTATTAAGGTCCGTTACCTTTTGGGTAATCCCCTTATCGAGTTGGACTAATTTAGATTCGAACCCATTAACAGAGGTTTTCATCGTTCCAACTTCAGCGTTCATCGCCTGAATAGTCTCGTCCATCGCCTTTAGCCCTAATGCCTCCGCATCAAGTAGGCTCTTATCAACTCTATCCTTAATCGTGACCGACTTCTCAGCTACTAAGCTACTACCGAACACATCGACATATTCACATCGAACACGATACACCCCGGCTTTATTGGAGTAGGTGAGCATGCTAGATGTTGTCTCTAAATCGTCCGTACGATCATCACCGATAACGTGGCAACGAATAACGTATGCCTGTGGTGGCTTCGCCCCAAAGTACAGGCTGAATCCTCCAAGTTGGTCCTTGACCTCAAACGTAGGCGCCTCTAACTGCGGCAAGTTGTACGAATACGTTGCAGGTGTGGAGTACTTGCCTAGCGTACTTCGTGCATACAAGTACACAGTACCGCTTCGTTTCGTAAGAGGTAAGTTAGCTGAGGTACCTTTCACCTTCGCAAGTAGCGCGTTGGTATCCTTGCCAGGGTCATTATCTGTGCGTAGTTCATAGTAGTCCACGTCCGCGTTCAATACATCGTTCCATGATGCGGTGGCGTGGTCCTTGAAAGCTACGGTGAAGTTCTTAGGCATGTCCGGTACTTCGTCCATGGCCTTGACTACTACATCAACTACCTGGGCGGTATCGGAGCGATTACCGAATCTATCCACGGCTACGGCCTTAACCTCGTACTCTTCGCCAGGGCCTAACGCCTTGATAATAACTTGGCTGTTACTGCTACCCGCATACTGCCAATCTTGACCTGTAACGGCTTGGCCGTTCTTAGATTTGAGCTTGTACCACACCTCAGCACTATCAAAGTTGCCAGGGTTAGCCGGTGGCTCGAACATCACTTGAAGGTCATAGTACACGCTCTTATCTGCAGTTAGGTTATATCGACTAATGACATGTAGGTTCTGCACATCGCCAGGCGCTTGCATCTTAGGAATGACGATTTCCTTAGTAACCCCTGTAGTGAGTTGCCCTAAATCGTTAATAGCTTGTACCTTAACCTCGTAAGTAGCGCCTAATAGTACATCGGATATCTCCGTGCTATTAGGTGATGCAGGGAAGTTCCCCACGTATTTCCAGGTATCGCTTTTAGCGTTCCGATAGTTAACCACTACGTTGGTTATCTTGCCATCACGAGGAAGTTGCCAACGGACTGCTATCCGTGAGTACATAATGCCGTTAGCACCATATACATCACTCACGAGGCCGATATCCTCGATATCACTGCCAACCTCAGACTTATAGTCGATAGTTGGTACAGCCCCATCATCACTCGTATACACTTCTGGATAGTATTCCATGCACTGTATTTTCCGGGTAAGGTCAGTACCGCCTTCCGTGATAGCTAGCACCCTGAATGGTTTAGCTGCTTTGGTTAACTCACCAAAGGCATACACACTGCCAGGTTCGACTGTAATTGATTCCTTAACGGTTACGTTACGACCAATCACACTCAACACTGTGAGCGTAGTTACCGCATCCGTGGCGCTGTTACGAATGAGTAGCTGGTACTGCTTGCCAGGTAATGTCGATACGTCCTTATCAAGGGTAATCGTACTACCTGTAACAGCCACTACTCGACCACCTTCGCCCCATTCAGGTACGTCATGTTGGATAAGGATAATATCCCCTATCGTACATGCGATGGCATCGGTGAAAGCTTCGATAGTAACAGTACGCACCTCGTACTTATTGCATCGTAGGTAGTGCTTACCATGTTTGAACGCCTGGTCTAAACTAGTACATCCCATGAGCTCTATTTGAGCAGGGTTGGTAAGCGTATCCGATTCATCGTATGTATCTCCATATACCGGGATAACATCACGCTCGTAGTCCTTATCCTTATTAAGGAAGGAGATTTCCACGGAGTTGGCACGGCTTTGGATACCCTGGAACTCTTCGGAGAAACTGCCTTGTTTAATGTTGGCCACCGTAAATAGTTGTACAGGCGTTGACTTATAATCACTGACGCAGGTGAACCTTGTCCCCTGCGGAATAACTTTGCCTCGGCCTACGTTTTCCGGATACTTTAACGCATCCCATAACCGGCTAGCGCTATCGTAGATATAGTTGAACGTGAATCCGTTCTTATCGCAATTAATTGCCCAGGCCTTAAATGCATCGTAGTCCATACGCCCATGAGGCTGTCCAAACACGACGTATTCATCACCGAACTTACGCGCCATGTGGAGTAGATCATACGCCGCCCATGCCGGATTATCGGCACGCTGTACCTCATACTTTTGTTGGTACGGGTTGAACACATACACGGCGGAGCGTTCCTGTACCCACGATACTTCAGGGTCTGAGCCATTCAGCTGAGAAGTGGCCAAGGCTTTAATACCGATTAATGCTTTGCCAGGATGCACGAAGTCATCGTATATAATCTGCGTTAATTGGTTCCAGTACACCTTATTGTTGTAGCGAATTGAGTTGCCATCCTTACTGGAGCAACGAACACGGACTTCATATTGTGCCTTATCGAGGTTATCGAAACGGTACACACGATAAAAGGCTGTATTAGTAGCCTCTGTAACTTTGCCCTTATAATCTGCCTCTGCGATTTCCGCATCAGACTTTTGACGTGTAAAGGACCATCCGTCACCGGATTTCTTAACAAAGGCTTGCATCCCTTTTTGATTGGAGAGTGGTAACTTATGCCATTCCTCGTTCTCTCCGACTTTGCGAATTTCCGCATCAAGCGTAACAGACGTTGCATCCATACCACCTGTATCGTTGGAGTAATACAAGCCATTAGGGAAGCTAATAGTTAACTCGATAGCGTTGCACGCATCACCTTGAACACGTTGCGTACTCCATCCGGTTTTTAATTCGTAATTGAGTACCTGGTCAGCGTAGTTATCATTGAAGTTAGGGATAACGGTTTGGTCATTGGTGCCTAAGCGTATATCCACTTGTACATCTTGGTAGTTACTAATTGGGTTGGCGTTGATGCGGATATCTTCAATTTTGGATAGCTCACCTTCACCGGCACAATACAAGAGGTTAAGGTACTGCTTTTCGCCATCACTGATAATGTGACGCGATAAGAGGAGCCCAGCGCTCTTCATACGGCCGTACGTAACGGCTAGAGGGTACCCTTGCCCGGTTACAGTTTTTGCCCCTCCCCATCCATAGGTGTTAGCCTGCGCGGAGTCCGTATGAGACCGGTCAGCTTTTGGCTGAGTTAACTTATTGACGAGCATATTGCCAATCATACCAATGGCCATGGAAAGTACTGTACGCCATATTAGGCTTTGAATACCAAATATAGCGCCACTTGCGATACCCCCGGTTGCGATACTAAGGCCAATAGTTAAAATAATTCCAAAGAACTTGCCATCAATTTGTGGCATGGCCACGATATAATCACCATCGTTAACGATGGTTTCAAGTGTAGCCTCTTGGCCATTAATGGAGTATACCCAGTCGCCATCTTGCTTAGCGTAAAAGCTTAACGGCATATTCGCCTTATATGGGCGATATTGTGTTTCATGCTGATCCGGTTTAAACGGATTTCTTACAAGCACTACATTAATCATCGGCTACTCCTTTCTATCGTAAATATGTTTAAGCCGTGGAACGTATTTCGAGATATGCTCGATACATACGCCACTTGGCTTAGTTGCGTGAATGAACCTACCATCGCCTAAATACACGCCTACATGGTCCAGTTCCTTGCCTTTAAGGGAGAACACCAGGACACTGCCCTCTGTGGGTTCCTTGACCTCTTGCCACTCATCCATAGGGATATTGGTGTAGTTAGGAAGTATAACACCGTTACGGCGATACACCTCGGCCACTACATCCCAACATTTGAGCTCCTCGAATGGAGTGCCAATTATGTCAGTCAAATCACTTGTTAGATGCATACAGACCTCCCTGTGGTATGGTTGGCTCGCCACCGAATCGAACGCTATTACCTAGCGCCCGACATCGCGACAAAGTCTTATTACACTCGGTTTCATTGCCTTTATATCCGCACTGAACACCTTTGAACTTGAACGGGCAAAAGTCCTTCATGATGCGGACCAACGGAAACCGCCGTGTGAAACTAAAATCCGTACCTAGTGTGAACTCCATCCATTCTGCATTAGCAACGGAGCCGGTAATCACAAAGTGTTCTTCTACTTCGCACACATTTGGTACATTTGTATTTATTACACGGACAATGACATTGGCACCCGTGAACCCTTGGTTATCCTCTGCCAGGCGTTGGATAGTCCGTGTCACATTGGACACGGACAATTTCACGTTTGGAAGGTCAGTAGAGTTATGGTTGACGTCCGCTAATTTGAATGGGAACGCGATGTACTTGTTCCCTTGAAAGGTGATATCCTCTGTGTTATACACAAGCCGGACGATATCGCCTTTGTATTCAATATCAAGGAGCATGAGCCATACACCCGTGGCGTCTATTTTGTTTTTCTCCAAGATAGAAGCTGTTGATAGCGTTAACATGTTATGCCTCCTGTAATTTCACGGTACCAACCCATATTCCGTAGTCATTCGCCGCGAAATCTAACTGATCACTGAACCTTACCTTGATAGTTTCCTTCGTTTCAGGGTTCGTCCAGTCAAACACGGTCGAACAGTTGACCTCGTCGAAGAACGCCCTTAGCCGTAAGTACTCGGAGGTAGGCACCTTATAATTCACGTTGTATGACCGTAGGGCCTTAGTAGTTTTACGGCGACTAATAATCGTCATGTTCTCTACTTGCCCCTTATATGTCATATCCGGTGTAGTTTCTTGAATTGGATATATCGGATATCTAATGTTTGGAAATGTTGCCATGATTAACCTGCGGCTGCTTTAATTGCATCCCGCGCACCTCCTTTATTATTTGTTACGGCCTTAACCATTACATCGATGATGTAATTTTCTCCATCGAATCTCGAGCTTTGTTGCTCAGATTCAAGGGCTTGGCCAGATTGGTTGATGATGTTAACAGTAACGTTATTCCCCTGGTTACCTCCTAGCATCTTACGAGTTTGACTCGCATTATATATACGATGAGAAGCGTTGAATTGAAGGAGCTCCGGTCCGTTTTCACCGACCAATGTCATACCTGTAGGTGCCACACCGCCGGATGCGAACTTAGAGAACCCTCGACTACTGAACGCTGAACTAAAGGACCTACCGCTCGAGAATGTACGACCGCCTCCGCCAATATTTCCTATACCTCCAGCCAATCCGCCGAATAAGCCTTGTAGCTTCGGTTGTAGGTATTGTTGGAAGGATAGGTTCACCATCATCTTGATAATGCTGTTCGTCATATCCTTGAATATGCTAATAAGCCCTTTACTGAAGGACTTCGTACCGGTGGCCATAGCCTCGAGATTACTTGTCCAAGTCGAATTGATATTACTCATGGTACTGTCAAAGGTCGACTTCGCAAGGTCAGCATAATTCACTGTTTCCTCTTGATATTGACGCGCTGCTTCCTTCAATCGAGATTTCAAGTTACGCCCTGCCATCTCCCATAGCTTTTGTTGGGCCTCAACTAGGTTCTTCTCAATCTGTAGACGTTGCGTAGCCGTCATCTGTGCATTAGCTAGCTCGTCCTTCGAGTAGTCGATGTAGGCTTGCAGTTGTTCCGCCAAGATGGCGTCGGACTGGTCCTGCGTAAGGTGGCCAAGTTTCACCAGGTTGGACTGATGATCTAATGCTTCAGTTGTTTGTGTGTAGGCAAGCTCTCTGATTTTCTGCTCAGTATCGGCTACGAGTTTCAATCGTTCCGATTCTGCCTTCTTCTCAGCGAGTTTCTTATCGCCTACAGCCTTGGTGTACTCGCGAACGTTATCATCAATTTGAGCCTTTTGTGCATCGGACTCAGCCTTGATAAGTTGTAATCTGTCGCCCGTACGTTCAAGGTCAAGTTTCGTAATATCCTCATTCATCTTGCGAACGCGGATAGTTTGATTCCGTTCCGCCTCAGCAAGTTTCTTTTGATATACTTCTTCGTTCTTGGCCCTTGCCTCGGCCACTAGGTTGGAGTTGGCCAACGCTTGCGCGTTAGCGTTCTTAAGGGCATCGTTAGAAGTCGATACACTTGCAGATGCGCCTACCAATTTAGCAGTATCTACATACCCGGTAACAGCCCCGAAATCACCTTCAACAGACTGCTTAGCAACTACCCCTGTGCTAGAATTAGCACCAGTGTATCCGCCGTTGCCATCAGAGATTACGATGTGATTATCACCAAGAACTACGACGCCATCGCCTGCTTGAGGTGTATATCCATCACCCGCCGGATGCCATGCACCTGCAGCTGCAGCCGCGTCCATAATGGAAGGAACATAACGAGGTACGTCCTTTCCGAAGGTTTCCTTAACGGAATCAGCGAACAACTTACCACAATCCGTAGCCCAGGTACCGTCAGCGCCTAGTGAGTAAGCTTTGCCTAGTTGCGCATTAGCCGCCGCTAATACCCCTGAAGCTTCACCGCTACCACCACCTACGCTATTAAGCCCGGCGGCGGAACGGATAATATCTCGAATGCTCTTATTATTCGACTCATACTGGTTCTTAGCGTTGAGCTTATCGATTTCGTACTGACTACCGTCAATCTCCAAGGATTGAAGGGTTAGACTTCGAATCATCTCGTTAAGACGTTCCACGGAGCTAGCTAATTTTTCAGCCGCTTGTTCTGCTTTCTTAGCTGCAGCTTCTTGAGCCTTCGCCGCTTTGCCGGCTTCCTCATTAGCCTTATTAATGGCTTCGTTATTAGATAGCCCGTTCTTAGCGTTCTCGATTTCTTGGTCTAACTTGGACTGTTCTTCCTCGGCTTTCTTTTTCGCCGCGTCTGCCTCTTCTTTGGCTTTCATCGCAGCGTCGATTTGAGCGCCTTCCTCCTTAGTGGCTAGGCGGTCATTCTTAATAAGTCCGAAGAAGGAACTATCCTCAACCCAGTACCGTCCGTCGTGGTTCGCCATGTAGGCTTCACTTGTACCCTTATCGGAGTTCATATTCCGATGGGCCTTCATTCCATTGACTTCAACCCCGAGGTCAGTACCTTTGGTACGTTCCTTATAGCGGTAGTCAAGTAATGCTTTACCTGCCAACGCAATAGCACTGGCCAAAGCTACCCAAGGACCTGCAGCCGCTAATGTAGCAAGTCTCATGAATTTCAATGCCGTCGTTACAGACTGAATTACCGTAACAGCGATGCCAGCTTCAAAACTAAATTTCACTACCCCTGAGATAGCTTCCTTTTGTTCGGTGGCCATACTACTATAGGACTTCGTTAAGTCGATAGCCCATTGCGTGTAGTCCATGATGACTGGCAATAACTCTTGGCCAATCATAATGGCCAAACGTTTACCGGTCTGTTCCATGTCCTTTAATTGGCGATTGAACTGCGCCGATTTTCTAGCCGCTTCATCGTCAATAATAAGACCCATGGCACGGGCACGTTCCTCAACTTGCTTCATCGCCTCGGCGGACATGTTTAGCATGCCGTGGAGTTGGTACCCAGTCTTACCGAATAGCTCCATTTCGACGCGAGTTTTCTCGGCGCCGTCCTTCATGCCTCTTAGGCGTTCCTGGATAATCTGGAATACTTCAAGGGTGTTCTTCCCTTGAATCTGATCAATACTAATCCCTAACCGACTGAACATATCGGTCGCAAGTTTCCCCTCTACGGAGGCTGTTTGCATTTTATCTTGCGCGGTGGATACTGCCTTCGCAAACTTGGCAAACGCCGTAGTGCTTACGTCAGTAGCAACGCCCATATAGTTGGCCACGGAGATAAAGGTACTAGCCTGTTCCGCGGTGGCACCGGTCAAGGACTGCATTTTCTTAACAGACAAGTTCCAATCGAGTGCCTCCTTGGCAAGCTTTGAGCCTAAACCGGTGATACCTGCACCGGCTCCAATGGTCAACATTTCGGTTTTTAATTTTGCTAGCTCTGCAACTGTACCCTTAGAGGCGGCTGCGATTTTCTCTAAACCGGCTTGCGTATTCTTATCGGTCAGTTGCACTACGATATCTACTACATTATTCGACATCCTTATTCATCGCCTCCATTTCTAACCCCTCTAATATCCACATGAGGTTGAATAACATCGGACCCAGATTGATATTGTTCATTTCCGCTACTGTGCGAATAGCCGGATAATCGAATCCAGCTAACCCTCCTGTGTGATATATGCGTTGACTGCGTGATAGGGTATACAGTTTCATAGCCAATTTCGTGCCAAATAATAGGTGCGGAGGATTATATTCACACTCCGAACAGTCGAAGGACTGCCGGGTGGCGGATTGTAACTCCCTACACCCTTGGCAATACTTCGGACGGTCAGAGGACATCCACCCCCACACCTCTTTTAGTTTTTTTCTGTATCGTCTTGTACCTGGAAGGTTGCTGTGATTACTTTGCCTGCAAAGTCCATGGCTTCCTTGTCAGATACCGTATTAAGGTCCTCATCGCTGAGACCATATACATCCATCAAGATGAACCGCATAATGTCACGGCTACGAATGATGCCTGCTAGTTGATCATCGCCTTCGACTGGACAGTATACGAAGTCCAATCCAGCTTTTATCAATGATTCACGTTCAGACCATGTGAGGGCTCTTGCTTTTAATTCCTTGCCTTGAATCTTCATAGTTACCTCCTATTAGTACGCTGCTTGCGTATTAGTTAATTCGAATAGAACAGCGGATGCTTCAGCATCATCACCGTAGTATGCCTTAAATGGCATTTCGATGTTAACGCCTTTAGGACCATCGATACCTGGAGAGTTACGTTCGTAAATCAATTCAGGCAATTTGATTACCAAGGAGTTATCGCCTTTTGTAAGTGTTAACTCAAGACTAGATTCTGTACCGTTTACTGCTTTGTTCAAGAGGTCCATATTTTGGAAGAACGCTTTCAATGTACCGGATACACCGACAATGCCTGTATCAATATAAGTACGGAACCCTTTTCCTCCGATAGCGTAAGAATCACCATCTAGGCCAAAGTCAATGTTAAGGCTTAGGGACAATACGTTAGCGACTGTCACACCGCCTTCTTTGATTGTGGCTTCAAGATTTTCAAATGGCGTAAATGCAATTTGAGTAGGTGCGGTATCAAATGGCACTGCCGCCATTGTTTCCTTACATCCCATTACGTCGATAGTGGCTGTTAACTCGGAGTCACCGCCGAAGTTAAGCGCCATTTTGTTCATACGCACACCGCTGAATTGTTGATATGTGCTAATGTCCTTATAGCCTTGTTCGAATGTAGCGGACGGCATATCCGGACCAATTTTGAACACGTGCTTATGCGCAGAGCCTGCGCCAGCTGTAGAAGTTGGAGCACCGAAGGCTAATTTCAGCCAATAGCCGAAACCGATTACATCTACTGGAGGTGTAATACTACCAGACGCATCGATGTTACCACGGCTAGGTGCCGCCGGATTACGCGTACCACGAATTACATTAGAATCATTTAGATTTTGACTTGCTTTTAGCGAGGAACTAATGATTGGCATAACCACGCCACCGGTGGACGGTGTAACGCCAAAGTCAGTTTCAAAAGCCATTGTTAATTTGGATTGTGCGCCTTGCGCACGTTTAGCTACTGCCATGTTATCCTCCTATTAATATTCAACGTGACCGCCTATTACGTGCGGTATTTCTATGGTGAATGTAGCCTTACCGGGATACACCGGACGCCACGATACATTATCCGTTTCATAGTCAATGTTAATGACTGGATAGTTAGGGTTGACGGCCATAATACATTCAATGAGTAGCTGGCCAAGTTCATCGGTTTCAAAGGCACCTGTATATGTAATGACACGGCCATTACGCTCCGCTTCCTTCCGATATACGCCCCATACGAGTTGGAGAGTATACGAATAGGAATCGGCGAGCCCTTCGGACTTACTATCCATGAGGACGATAACGCATGGACAGTCCTCCTCAAGGGGAGCACCGGCGTCATCATACCCTACATATATGGACAGGTCCTTACCATACTTCGCCTTACAGAACTCATTGATATGATCATTGTCCTTGATTGCCTCAACCCATCGATTCGCAATAACTGCGAGTGGAATTGTTTGCATAGCTACCTCACTTTGTACACTCGATTACTGGAGCCCCATGAGGTATTACCGAGTGCGTACTCACCGATTTTCTTTTCAAGAAACGGTACGAGTTTAGGTTGAAGGGCGTTACGCATCGGCCCGAAGGTTTCACGAGGTTTAATGGTGAAGGTCGTTTTCCCCTTGGCCAACTGGAACCCATGCGCAAATAATTTCTTACGCATGTTTTCCGTAATTTCCTTGGTGTAGCCCTTCTCTATCCGCTCCCCTAATTTCTTAGCGGAGTTAGATAACCAACCAACCTTGACCGATTCAGACTTAGCATCGTATTGATACCCTACGGCTCGGTACATTTTGCCAAGAGGCGTATATCCAACTGTGCCGGCTTTTACACCACTCGCGATAAGTTCATCACGAGACTTATGTGTCCATCCCTCTCGGTCAGCCTTACCGCCTTTTCTGTAGGCTCTTCTAACTTTGGCGCCGAATGCTGCTTCGAGTTGTGCCCTCATAGCCGGTGGCATAAAACTGGCGTATTTCTTACCGCCTGGCGCTCCGGATTTAATGCCCTCCTTGATAGCCTTAGACATCATGAACCCCATCGACTTCATCGCCTTACGCATCCAATCGGGTTTCGTTTTAGCGATAAATTCGAGATACGGTGTAGCTCCATCATTAATGGTGATAGGCTCATTACTCATGGTCTCACCGTCCGTACGTTGGCCACGATTTCTAGGCAGTGCATCTTATCGTCGCTATCGGAGATATGGTCTACATACCACTTCTTGCCATGGATGTATATTTCATCCTTAGCCTTTGGGAGCGGTATGTCCTTGGTACGTATCCAAATCTTCGCCTTATCCGCTAATCCAGTTACGAATCCTGAGCCCTTGCCATCGTACTCACCGATTTCCACGCTCGCCTTGATGGTCTTACCTTCATATGTGATTTTCTCACCAAATGCCCCCAGGAGGACGTTTTCATCGTATGTATACATATTTGTACCTCATAGGTTTAACGGGGGCATGTGGCCCCCGTTATCCTCATAATATAGCTATTGCCTACGCGCCAACTTTGACAGCTTGCACTAGCATAACGGTAACTGTATCTTGTGCAGCAGTTTTAGGTGCTACTACGATACCCAATGGTTTACCGCCAGTTTTAACTGCTTTATCTGTATCAAAGTTAACTACGTCGCCGACTTCAAAAGTATCAGTTTTATTAGCTGTTACTTTGAACACGCCGGTTACTTTAATGGCGCCTACTTCACCGACTTTTAAATCTGTGATAGCTACACCATGAAGTGCACCAGCTTCTACGATATCACCGGCTTTGACTTCTGCCGTTGCAGTAATGTCAATGCGGTCTGTTTCTTGTACGAATTGTGTCATCATATATCGTTACCCCCTAATTATTTACCAGCATTTTTGTATAGACCACGGAAGTCAAGTGCACGTACACCTACGTCCAATGCGACTTTATATTCGATACCGTCTACATCGAAACCTTGACGTGTTTCTAAGCGTGGAGCTTCTACGCCATTCAAGAATGTAGTTTCAATAGTATCGTGTTGAGTTGCATCCGCTACTAAGTACCATGCATCTGGGTCAGTGATTTCTGCATCAGCGATAACAGTGAATCGACCTTTGTATGGGTTAACCACACCGGAGTTAACACCTGCCACGTCTGCAGTGGAGTTCATGAGTTGGTATGCTACCATTTCAAGTTCAGGTGGAACGATTAAGTATTTAGGTGTGATGTTAAGTGTAGCGGTACCTTGGATACCCTTTTGACGGCGCATAGCAGTTACTGCTTTAGCAATAGCTTTTACGCTTAATGCTTCGCCTGTGGATGCAACGTTACCGTGTTTGCTATTGAACAATGCAACGCCATCGTCCATCACTACGTCACCTGTCAATTGTGCGTATACCATTTTGTTAACTAAGCGTTTAGCTGCGGAACCAAAACGAGTTGCGATAGCGGAGAACATACCAAGGTCATCGTTGATGATTGCTTGACGTGTTAAGCTGAATAATTTGCCGTAAGTAGCGACTTTAGTACGCGCGGAAGCTTCCTTGAATGTCATAGCTTTGAATTGGCTACCTTCTGGAACTAATTCCAAGTCGCCTGCTTCAGATAATGCTACGCGTGTAGCTTCCTTGAAGTCACGATTAGAGCCTTTACCTGCCCATAATTGGTAAGTAGTTTCTGCTTCGTTAAAACCGTTCATTACGGATTTATTCGCTAAGTTGGACATGATAGCAGGGAATGTGGATGTGGAGTTAATAGCTTCACGAGCCAATTCCAAATTATCGCCAAAGTTAGCACGAAGGCCTTCACGTTGTAATGCTTCACGTGCTAATTCAACTAAGGAATGTGCGCGTAATTCGTTAGCACCTGGTGCCGGTTCAGCTACTTGAATGCCTGCCGCCATTAATACTGCATCTTGTGCAGCTGCACGGAATTTATCGGATTCAGATTCGCCCATTTTAACGGACACGCCTGCGTTACGCGCACGTAATTGGTCCATAACCATTGCACGTGCTTCGTCAACGGATTTGCCCAATACGATTGCTTCATCCGCGCCTTCAACATCGAAGTCGCGGAACATAGCTGTAATTTCAGAAGTACGTTTACGTTCTTCTTCCATAGCTTTCGCCAATTCTTCTTTTGTGATACCAGCGTCAACTGGAGCGGATTTCACTTCTGGAGTTTCAGTTAATTTTTCTTTTTCATCCATACCTTTGTTTTCCTCCTGTGTGTCAATAATTGTATGAACTTGAATATCATCTGCACTGCGACCTACGCCGACCGTAGGGTCTGCAGGTACGGATACAATGCTGATTTCTAAAGGTTCCCAATCTGTGATGACGTATGCCGGGCCTGTGAAACGGCCATTCGTAGATGTAGTACTATCATCTTCTAACACTTCATAGCGTTTAATAGTGTAACCAACGCTAACACCTTGAAGCGTACCGGATTGGACTTTCTTGAATATGGCGTCGGATTGTTCATCATCGTCAAAGCGTACTAGCGCTTTACCTCGATTATCTTCAATCCACACCTTATCGATGTGCCCCACGACCGCATCACGATCATGGTTAAATAGCACGGTGCCTAAGCCATCGTTAAATCTATCGAGATTGATACATTCTTCATCATGACAAAGGATTTCATCGCCGAACCAACGGCCATATGGCGTTTCGGAGGAGAAGGAAAGTTCTACCGTCCGATTGTCGGAGTCGACTTGGTCAATCGTAGATTCACGGCAATAGTTGCCATAAATGCTACGTTTTTCGTTTTCGTCCATTGTTAGCCATCAGCTCCTTCCTGTGATTGTTGGACGTTATTGTCACTATCTGGGTCCATCAATGGTTGCAACTCACTGGAATAATCAAGTAACACACCAAGCTCCTTGGCTCTATCCTGTTCGAGTTTCCGTTGTTCAAGAACTTCTTCCCAATCACGCCCAGATGCTGCGCACACATCCTCTAAGGTTGTAAGGCCGGATTTGATGGCTTCCTTATTTGCGGACACTTCCTTAACTGGGTCTATCCACGACCAACCTGGGGCGAGCCAAGATACTTCTTGGTACTTGTCCTTATTCGCCAAGTAGTCAGATGGTAGTTCGCCAGCTAGGTATAATGCGTCAATAAAGGCTTTCCAAATCGGCATGCAAAAGTGTGCGATAACAAATGTTTGCCATTGTCGGAAGGTCTTTTGGTCCTCTAACAGATTTTGCCTTGCTGCTGAGAAGTTACCTGATATATTACGAGCCACGATGTCCGCGCTCATTCCTAGACCGGAAGATATTCTCCGTGTCTGAGTTGCCGAGTATTCACTTGCAGTCCCTGCATTACGTTTAGGGTCTGCAAATTCAATGGATTCACCAGGACTAAGGTGTCTAACCATGCCTGGTGCTAGTGTCATATTAGGACGTCCTTTACTATCCCTAGGTAGCATCGCCGTATGACGTGCTGAGTTTTGAGACGTTATGAACGCGCTATAACATGCCGATACACGCGCGGCAATTAAGTCTGCGTCCATGTATTCATCGATATCGTGGATACGGCGAAGGACTAATGCCAGGTGGCTCATACCTCGAAGTTGAGAGGTTCGAGTCGGCTTGAACAATAAGAACGCCTGGTTAGTAGTTAGCCGTAATGCATCGAAACTGCGTAACCCCATTGGATCGCTTTGATATACGTGATACGCAACTGGTCTCCCATATTCGTTAACCTCCACGCCGTTGATGATATTATTCTTACCGTGTTGTAAGCTAACCGCCCCGATATTCTCCGCTTCAATCAATTGAATTGATAATGGCAGATACTCACCTTGTGCTGTTTTGTTGACTAGAATTTCGCCATCATACAGCATCCGTCGTAGTGCGATAGACTGCAATTCGTAAAAGTTAGACAGGCCTCGGACATCCGCGTTTTCAGCGTCAGTCCATTTGTCCCATGCTTTTTCGATTTTGTTGTTAAGGTTTGTATTTAGCTTACCTTTACCGCTTCTAACTTTTGCCTGTGGCTTAATCCCAACGCCAATAACGTTACGAATTAAAGCCGTTACCACAGACTCTGCTAAGTCGCTGTTCATTTCAGCTGCACGAGCTCGACCTCGAATAAGATCACGTGCACCGGTGGCCAACTGTTCGGCTGTGCCATAAGCAGGTTGCCAGTCACTGCTCAATCGGTCCATTGACGCCGCATCATATTGGCGGATAGCCTCTCGTGCTGCGATACGATTAAGCGCCCTCTCAGGGCTAACCCAACCGATTACCTTATCTAAGATATTCATCGTCCACCCCATGTCACGTATGCATCGCTCTGGAAGCCGTTCGCTTCCTCATGAACCCGTTGCATTAACGTTTGTTCTCTTGCGTATAACACAGGAAGGTCAATCGCTTTGAACCGTTTACCGCCAATCTGTAACTCGGAGTATCCTTTTGTTTCGATATCCTCGATGACTTCACGGATACGGTCCAATTGTTCGTTTACATCGCTCATGGTTCACCTCCTTATCTAAACCAATGGTTCGTATTTCCCATTCCTACGCCGTAGTCGATATCCTCGGTTACGGAATTGGATTCTTCATATTCTTCGGGTTCGGTTAAATACTTCACCCCTGCAATGTCTGCTACCGCAGCATTGTATGTACATGTATCTAGCAAGTGATTCGTAGGATGTCCGGTGAGTGGTTTCCACTGCACCGTAACTTCACCCGTTTTCACGTTGCGGATTTCTTGTTTTTCTTCCGACCGGAGATGGTCGGTATATTCTTGAGGACAATCCTTGAACAGATGGATTGTGCCTACTTCATCAGTTGGCCGTACCATCCGAGCAAATATGAAGTCCTTCCAGTAGTCCGTGTTAAGGACATATAATTTCAGACCTCCGATAACGCCCTTCTCAACGCTTGACATTGAATACGGCGCCGTTAGCGTCTTATGATTGGACGAGCCCTTGAGCGGAATACATATTTCAGGGAACCTTGCACAGAATTGGTACACCTCGTCCGTTCTGAAGCCTGAGTCAATGCCCGCCTTTATCACCTGTCTAGGCTCGCCGTATTCTGTCGGATATTCCCTGTTGACTATGATCTCTTCTAGGTCATCCCATGTACTGGCTTGGCCATAATCGATAAGATAGGACTTTACGCCTGGCGCATAGGCCCTAACCTCCCACCAGAAGTGGTCAAGCTGTACGTCAACGCTAGCGATAAGTAGCGTTGCCTTATCCGGTACTACGCCACGCGCATAGGTTGATTCCGTGAAGTGTAGCGTTTGTGTACTTTTCGTCTTAGCACTTCGCCAAGGTTCTGCTAGCCATGAGTTAATAAAGTTCATAAGTTGGTCCGGGAAGTCCTTTGACGTAAAGAACTCGTACGCAACTTTCCCAAAGGCTATCCATGGCGAATACAAGGACGATAAGTGGTAGCCAACCGAGCGCACTCGACAATCGGGTTCATTTTCGGTTCGCCATTCTCCGTTACGGAGCATATCCATTTTGTGCTTATCGTGTATCGCTTTCTTACAATGCGCGCATTCGTAGTAGGCGGTGTCCCTGATGCGGTCCTTATTGCCTTTAGACTCATCGGGCCATTTAATCTGTTTGAACACGAGCTTTTGATACTCACCACAGTGTGGGCACGGTACATAGTACTCTTTCTGCGCGTGAGCTTGCTTGAAAGCGGTCCAGATATTGCCATTCTCAACCGTTGGAGTTGATACCATCACGTGTTTGGCATCAACGAACGTTTTAGTACGTTCCGTTGCCAACTTAATTGGATTCGCTTCCTTCCCCGAGAATACTGGGTACTTGTCAACTTCGTCGAAGAACACATACTTGATAGCCCTTGACGCTAGACTCGATGGAGAGTTAGCACCAGACAATACCATGTAGTTTCCTGTATTGAAGTTAAACTCTAGCTTAGAACTTGCGTTCTCGTCGTACATCTTGGCCAAAGGCTCGGAGTTCGTGATCATTGGCTTAACACGTTTATCACTATTGAACTTGGCCAGTGTATCTATTGGATACACCATCATGACAGGCGCCTTAGATTGATGAAGCGCGAACCCTATCATATTGAGTTCCGCTTCCGTCTTACCAATCTGTGCACCGAAGCACAGTACAATCGATTCAATTAAATCGTTGTTGAGCATATCCATAGGTTCTCTTAAATATGGAGTACGGTGCGTGTGCCAGGGTCCGGGTTCTGCACTAGTGCTTGGGAGTACTCTGAACTTATCGGCCCATGTGGAAACGGTGTACCGCTCCGGAGGCTTGAAAGCTGCGAGTTCTTGTGCTGTCCACGTAAACGATGTACTAGAATCGTGTGATGAATTGTAATGACATTGTTTATTCGGATTCTTTGAATTTTTAGAATTAATTTTTCTTCGCTTGCGTGTAGACGCCGTCGCGCGCGTAGCTTTCGAGGTACTCGTTGACACACTCATTCACCGTCCTCTCTACAATCACCCTTGTTTCTGCATCTGGAAACTCTTTGCTAACCGCTTTAGGTAACAGTCCAAGGGATGATTTCAATTCGTTAACGCGTCCAGTCCATTCCCGAGTTACGTCCTCGACTGCAATATACTGGCCTTCAAGAACTTCGTTCATTCGCTTTTCGCGTTTCGCCTTGGCTTCCTTATAGTCAGCTTCGGCTTCAAGTTTTCTTTGAGCAGCGGATTTTGTTCCGTCCTTATCCTTTGACATGCCAAGCCAAACAAGAACCTCGCGAACATTCCACCAACCCGTTGCCACCTTTGGCATACCTGCACGATTGTGGCGTGATATCATTTCCGGACCGAGGTCCAGTATTTGGCATAGCACTTTTGTGGTGACAATGATCTCGCCGTTGTCATCGAACTTGACTTTGGGTCTTTCAGTGGCCATTTTTGGACCTCCTTCCGTAAGTGTCTATTGGTAGGGTACTTTCTACTTGAAAAAATTTTTCACATGCGGACAAACATCGCGCGGAGGCGACCACCGACGATTTTCTGTCGAGGAAGTACCTTTTTGTTTTAAAAATTTTAAAAATAATTTTAAATTAATTTAGGGTATTTCTTTTCTAATTAAAGCTAACAAAAAGGACTACGCGGTTGTTCGTAGTCCTCAATGCTTCGCTTCAGGTTTGGGCAACTGCCCAGGAGAGAAGTGTAAGTACATGAAAGGTATCACTATGAACTACCCTACAGTGCGTGGACACGGCGCTCGTTTCCGTATCCACACCCATAAGGTAACACAAAGTGCAACTATCATTTCATATCATGTTTTAGAAATTTTCAAAAAGTTTGCAAAAAGACTTGACAGCCATCTTACGTATGCGGTAGACCTGGGGCTCGCTGTAATGCATTGCCTCAATGACGTCCTTCATGCCAAGGCCAAAGTAGTAGCGATATTCAAGGAATGCGCGCTCACAATCGCTCGGCACTTGATGGATGATAGCCCATAGCTCATATCGTTCCCTTGATAGTCGCCTTGACTCTTCAAGCAAATCACGATACGCCGTCTTGAGATTTAGCTGTTGTTCTTCGGTGATAGGGTACTCACTTCGTGCTTCTTGCTCCAGGCGTTGCAAGTGCGCCTCAACGTCAGTTAATCGCCTATGACTATCCATCAGCCTTTGCAGTTTACTTATACCAGGATGTGTCCCCTTACTCGTACGCTTACCCATACATTCACATCCTATCAATACTATCCTGTGTCATATGTAATCCATCCCTTCTACGATCTTGTACAGCTCATCGACCTCATCCTCTATTGCTTCCAAGGTATCAGTAGCTTCGTCCCATCGCTCATCGTGATACCACGGATACGAATATGTCTTATCGTCGAACTGGTCATTACCTGCTTCCTTGTATTCACGGATAACCTCTTCACTTCGTACGTATGCCATCTCGTATTGTTCTTCCAAGTAGTTGACATATCGGACAGTGATTATGTATAAGTCATCCAGGTAATGCCCATGGTCGTGTAGCAGTTTCTCGAAACTCGCACTGGTATGCATGGGCTACTCCCCGGTAATCCAACTTAAGAACACACCTGCCTTCGCTAGGTCCTGAACTTCTTTCGCCGGATCCTTACGGCCTGCTCGAAGGGAATACTTTAATGCGTTACCCTTGCACCATCCTTTGAACTCTTCTGGCGTCAATACAGCACGAATGACATCAACACTTTCAATGGTTAGCCCTGGCAAGGTGTAATGCTGTGGATGATGCACCGCATCGTTCATCGTCTCATTATGCGTACCATCAACAATAGGTACATCTATTGTAGGTGTTTCTGTTACTTCCGGCTCAATCTTACCGTACTGCTTAGCCTTCTCTTCTTCCGTCGCTACGGATACTGTTGGCTTAGCTTTAGGTTTCGCCTTGTATTCATGTTTCAAAGCCTCTCGACATTCCGGGCAATTGACAGCAGGTCGACCTTTGCCAGTTTGCTCGAACTCCTTACCACACACCTTACAGGTAGTCATCTTAGGTGATGGTTCTGGTGTAGTAGGTGGCGCTTCTGTCTTTTTACTGTCTTTTACTGTCTCTGTTCTGTCTTTGCCTTTAATGATGCTCATGATATCGTTGAACCCTTCCTTACAGGTAGGGCACTCTTGTTCATTGCCTTTAGCCTTGAATAGGCTTCCACAAGTCTTACATATTCTGCTCATATTTTAACCCTCCCTCTTAGCACATCGTAAATAGTATTCGCGTTCATCCATAACCATGAAATCAGTCACGTGAAATACTCCTTGTATGCACTTGTCAAAGTTAACCATTCGTACCTCTTTGTCTCCATCAATCTTAAATGGATTGATATAAACCGGTTGCCACGGGGTTTTAGCCAATTCTTTCGATATCGTGGAGTATACTTGACGCCAAGTCGTCGCAGACATTCTAGCGCCATCATGGATAAGACCTACCACATTTACACACGAATCTGATATAGGCATAACTAGCCAACCTACAGGTCCATATATTCCGACAGGGTTCGTGTTTCCCTGCACATACGCTAATAGTTTCTTCATAGTGTTATCCTTTCACATATTTATCAATCCGTGCCTTCAATGACTGAAGGACATATTCTTGTGCTTCGTCTTTCTTTTCTAGGGCTTCCATCATATCCTCATCCCGTGTGCCTACGGATATAAGGTGATGGATGATTACCTTTTCATTTTGCCCTTGACGATGCAAACGCTTATTCGCCTGTTGATATAATTCAAGGCTCCAATTAAGCCCGAACCATATTACATGATTACCGCCATCTTGTAAGTTAAGACCATATGCAGTTGATGCAGGATGCGCTAGTAGTACGTCAATCTTGCCGGCGTTCCAATCGAACTCTTCATCAGCACCTTTTAATTCCCGTACACGCAGATCCGTTTTCGCTAACGCTTCCTTCAACCTGGTGCAATCATGTTTGAAGTTATAGAACACTAACGCCGGCTTGCCGTGTAGTTGTTCAATCAATTCCATAAAGGCCTCTATCTTACAATCATGGATTTCATGGACGTTACGCTCATCATCGTATACAGCGCCGTTGGCCAACTGTTGGAGCTTGTTTGATAATGCGGCCGCACTCATGGCGGTGATTTCTTCATCCGCCCCAAACACTTCAAGGACGGCATCACGTTCCATGCTTTCATAGGCTTTCTTCGCCTTAGCATCTAAAACTACCGGCACCGTATCGTACACAATCGGTGGTAGGTCTAGGTAATCGCTAGCCTTCATAGAAATACATAACGGGGCTATGGCTGACATAATCGCATCATCTGTATTCGCCTTTGGCTTGTAGCTGTAGATCACATCACGACCTCGTTGGTCTGGGTCAAAGTAATGTTCCCTAAACGCGGTGTATGTCTTACCTAATGTTTGGCCACGGTCTAATAAGTAGACCTGGGCCCATAGGTCAATCAACCCATTCGGTGATGGTGTGCCGGTTAACAGCACCATGCGGTTGATATGGTTGTACATGTTCGATAAGTCCTTGAATCGTTTGGCACGATGAGATTTAAAGGAACTCGATTCATCGACTACCACCATATCGAAGGGCCATGCGTTCTTGTAGTAGCTAACCAGCCAAGATACATTCTCACGATTAATGATGTAGATATCCGCCGGTGTATTTAGCGCCTGTATGCGTTTCTTTAATGGGCCTAATACAGTGGATATTCTTAGAATACCAACACCGTCCCATTTGGCCGCTTCGCGTTGCCAGGTTGCTTCCGCTACTTTCTTAGGCGCTATGATAAGCACTTTCTTAACCTGGAAGTAGTTGTACTTCAACTGGTAAATAGCGGATAACGTAATAATCGTCTTACCAAGGCCCATATCAAGGAAGAGGCCTAGCTTATTTTGTTTTACTACCCTATCGATACAATACTTTTGATAGGGATGTGGATTAAATTTCACTATAGCCCTCCTAATCCTTAACCGTGCATCCGTATTTTGCCTTTTGCATTTTGTGACGGATCTTTCGCACGTTAGTCATGATGTATGACTGCACATCGGTATCGTCATGGTCCTTCGCCTTTTCGTATTTGCTCAATACTTTGTACAAGCTATACGATGGACACCGTCCATGACATCCAGGTGTACGCCTGGTGCAGTTCTTACACGGAACTCTCGCCATGAATACCACCTTCATTCGTTAGGTAGTCCTTAACGGCTTCAGGGCCGTATAGGATGTAAACGGTCTGCAGTAGGCTCAATAGTTTCTTGCACTGCACATCCTGTAGTTGGCTTAATCGACCTCGTGTCGTTTTAAGCTCTACGAATTGAACGGTACCGTCCGGCCATATCACAATCCGATCAGGCACACCGACATTGCCAGGCGATACGAACTTATAGGCCTTACCGCCCAACTCTCTAACACCCCGAACGAGTTTCTGTTCGACTAGTTTTTCAAGCATAGTCACACCTCCATTTTGAGATTATCAATTACGCAAGGTAACAAAGTTACACTTTTTTTCTTTACATATAGATACATACCCTATTTAACCCCGTTTAACCCCTATAACGTACTTAAATATATATATTTCTACTATATATATATATAAATGTTACCTTTATATATATATAAGTAATATAAATATAGATAAACTCTAGGTTTGTTAGGGTAACATTCTAGGTAACATTCTGGTAACATTCGGGTAACATAGTAACATTCTCAGGTAACATTCTTTTTGAGAATATAGGGGTATTTTCAGGAATGTTACCTTCGAAAATTACATTAATCCGGGTATAATTGAGAATCCTCTTTGGGCTCCATAAGGCCCAAATTTTTTCATCGAATCAAACCTCATTAAGAATGGGATGTTATCTAAAATTTGATTAAGCTCACGGCTATCCGACTTCTTCATCCAAGATAATGGACGTCCAAAACATTCAACCCATACCTCCGCAGCGCATACCCTGTCACGGAATACTAGCACCTGTCCAGGTACTGCATGTGTGCCGGACATAAACATATCGCGTGCTTTAGGCGACATCGTGCTCCAGTTCTCAGGTACTTTCTGTTTCAAGAACTCAGCTACCACACCTGCTTTAGCATTTCCTTCCATATGGCTTTCCCGTGCTACATTTGCAAGGCGTAGAACTTCCTCATTATCTTCAATAATTAAGCTTTCCCCTTGAAGGTATCTAGCTTTGGCCTCCGCCCACAGCTGATCCACTTCACCGGGTAAATTCTTAAACACATTTTTCGTTGGTTTCTTTAAACCAAGTTGTATTGGCCAGAATCTGCGGTTACCAGTAATATCTTTTAAGAACTCGTGTTGATTAGTAGAACCAAAGAACACGCATTGGCGTGGGTACTCTTCAGTACGGCGACCATACGCCTTACGGAATACGTCAACCTGGCGGGATAAGAATTGTTTCGACGCATTATCTTCCGATTTAGAGTATCCGGTCATTTCACCGCCTTCAACTAACCAACTATTCTGGATACTTTCAGCAGCTTCTTTACCATCAAAGGTATTAAGCCCATCAGCGTACCAATCTTTGCCCATTAACCGAATAAGGGATGATTTCCCTATTCCTTGGGCGCCGACTAGTACCGGCATAGTGTCATACTTGCATCCAGGTTCGTAGGCACGTGCTACCGCAGCTACGAAGGCCTTACGTCCTACTGCACGGGTATACACGTTATCCTCTGCGCCCAGGTAATCGATGAAGATGGTATCTAATCGTTCCACACCATCCCAGGTGAGACTATCTAAATAATCCGTCACTGGGTTGAATGAGTTTTGTTTCGCGATGAGTAACACACTATCAAGGACTTTATCTTTGCCGGTGATATCAAAGCGGTTTTCTAAGTACCACTGGATACCACTATCATCGGTGTCAGTCCATATGCGCTTGCCATGCTCCGATAGGGCCCATGGTAGGGCACCCATCGCCATATACCGACTACCGAACTTATCATATGCGATACGTCCTTTTAGCGCCGGGTCATGCGTTAATAGTTTAAGAATATTATCACGCGTTTTCTTAAGCCCTTGATTATCGTTATACTTGAGACCGGCGGACTTCATCCATTCCGTCTCGAGCATAGCATTGGCGTCAAGGTCGGTTACATCGGTAGCAGTAGAATTACTTATCGATTCTTGGAACACGTTCGTAGCGGACTCACGCGCACGTTCTTGCTGGATACTGATGGCCACCTCTGAGTCCTCAAAGGCTAGCTTACTCATCGCCAGGAACGATGGCATCTTATGAGGTGGTGTGCCGTCCTTGGCCGTCTCATCGAGGTCATGGAACTTATGAAGTCGAACCAGGTCAAAGGCGTTCACGAGTTGGCCACCGCACGGATCCGTATTGTGATGTGAGTATAAGAACTTATCGTCGTCGTAGATTACAGCACCGCCGATGGTCGAGCCTTCGACGTAGGTTAGGCGGTCGTTGGAGCCATCAACGTATGTGTACGCGTTAGGCAGGAACGTATCAATTGCCTCACGGATACCGTACTGCCGACAAAAGGCGCCTACGATACCATGTTTGGATAACGGATCCTGTTGCTTCGTAAGAAGCTGTTTTACTCTAACTGAAGTCTCGGAACCTGGCACCTGTGGCCATGACGCCACGTCACGCCAGTCGGGGTACTCCGCTAGGATGCCGTCAGCAGATAAGAACGGCTTATCCGCATATCGGAACACATACTGTGCGTCACTGGAGCATCCTGGCCAGTACATGAGCCTCGAGGCTTCGAACGTAGTCGAGTCCATCATACCGATACCGATTAAACTGGCCACCTTACGAGCGATAGGCTCGTACTCATCAGGTGTCATAGTGTGGTCAGTTGGGATGACTACACGTAACCGTGGACGGTGTGGTGTGTGTGAACGTGTACTGTACACGGCGTAAGCCATTCCTAAACTGTCCACTGTACGCACTACATTATCCGTTTGGCCAGGCTCAATGGCGTCAAGGTCAAGGGTGATAAGGTCACGACCGGTGACGTTAATCGCCTTACGTTGGAGCCCGATTAAACTACCACCGACGAAACCGCCGATGTCCTTCAGTTTAGCCTGTGCGGACTTAGGTAGCTGATGATACTGCTCAACGGTTTCCGTAGTGCGTTGTGGTGTACGAAGTCGTTCAATGAACTCGGACCACATCAGCTCCGTTTGAATCCATTGTTTAGACGTGCGACTTTGGCCTATGCTAATTATTAGTTTTTTATCATTAATCATATGGCCAACGCCCTTTCTAATCCTTCATATAATAATCACTTGTGAATCCGGCGGCCGATAGGTGTAACCCTTCAGCCCAGGGAATTGGAGCCCCAAATAAAGCGTTAACCTTATCAAGGGTTTTCTCCTTACCTTCGGAAGGGATTTCCATAACCGCCTCATCGTGGATGTGCATGGTGATTGGATAACCCGCCATAGTCAATCGACGTAACGTTACGGCCAGGCAGTCACGTGCCACGGCTTGTGTAATGTTTTCGACGAGCTTGCCACCGTAGGTACTATCATCCACCCAGGCGTTGTTGAACTGCGCCTTGAAATGGACGGCGTCCTTACCGAATTGGTTTTCTTTGATGTACGCCCCTGGGTAGAATAGCTTCCGCCCACTTGGTAGTTCAATCGTCATGTAACGATAGCCGTATATCGGATCAATTTCTAATCGAAATATAATACCGTGGTCAAGGCCCATAGGGTTGCCTGTGGTTACGGTGTACACTGCAGCGTTTTCGACTTGATACCATAAATCACGAATCCGTGGTGAAGCTTCACGCCATAACCTTACAATGTCTGGAAGTTCTTCTTCCGATAGCCCCATATCAAGGGCGCCCATAGCCTTTAATGCGTTGACGCCACCTTGATAACCAAGGGCTAATTCTGCGACCTTCCCCTTTTGCCGTAGGTGTCCATTTTCGCCGTGTTTCACGACCGGAACGCCAAACATCGAGGATGCCGAAGCGCAGTAGATATCACCATCATGGGCAAATACCTGTTGGCGCCACTGCTCGCCACTTAGCCAGGCGATAACCCGTGCTTCAATGGCGGAGAAGTCGGCCACGCATAATGTCTTACCCTCCGGCGCAATAATAGCCGTACGGATTAATTGTGAGAGCGTATCGGCTACATCCCCATATACGAGTTCGAGCCCTACACGATTACGATGTGTCACGAGGGAACGTGCGACGTCGAGTGTTTCGATGTAGTTTCTTGGTAGGTTTTGGACCTGTATAAGACGTCCAGCCCAACGTCCGGTACGATTAGCACCGTAAAACTGTAATACGCCTCTAAGGCGATAATCAGCACCCCAGGACTCTTCCATCTTGACGTACTTTGATACAGACGACTTGGCCAACTTCTTACGTAAGGCAAGAACACGTTTGGCCACCTGATTAATGTCACTCTTGAGAGCACTATCAACGGTTTCTTTTGTTAAGTTTGGAAGATTAGCCCCTGTGTTGGTGTTGATCCAATTAAGGAGCGCCTGTGTGGAATTAGGATTGGCCAAGCGTGTGATTTCCTGGGCTTCCTTTGTAAGGATGTTCGTGTTTTCTTCATCAATACAAAGGGCACCGATGACGAGGTCGTGGTCGATGAGTACACCGCGGTTATTGATTGCAATATCGATGTACCAATCGTTCCACGTTTCATCGGGTACAGGAAACGAAGCAAGACGTTTGTAACATTCCATTTCAGTCACTACGTCTTGACGATTGTATTCGACGTAGGTTCGCCATTTCTCAGGCTCATGATGTGGAAGATTACGAGTTCGACCGCCGTTCGACTTGGTCGGATTACATGGAATACTAAAATATCGGATTAATGCTTTACCAGCTTTATCCTTTAACTTATTTTGAGGTAGCCCTAGAGCCACGCCTAACTTGGCAAGGCCCATAGGATACCCTAAATACGCACCGTGAATCATCGTGCAGTGCCATTGGCGTAATGGAGTCGTGTACCCGGCTTTGTTTAAGCATGTGATTTCGAACTGTGCGTTGTAGGCGTGTTTAATCACGTCCGGATTTTGTAAATCTTGAATCACCGCATCAGGTATCGTTTCACCTTGTGCCAGATCCACAACTTCAACCTGGCCAAAGTCATACGCATACGCGAAGAGGAGAATTTCGAAATCCTCCGCTTCGACATATTTGTACACCCCTGCGCCGATGTCATTGGGTGAGAATGTTTCAATATCAATGTTTAAGTGGCGCATAACGGCCACCGATTACATTGGAAGGCCAGTTACAGGATTGATAGCTTGCACTGCTTCAGCACCACCGAATACATTAGCTGCACTTCCTTGCGGAGCACCGAATACGGATGCAGCGGATGCAGGTTGGCCATTGCCAAGAGGTTCACCATCACGTACTTTTTGTACAGGGCCTAATCCTGCAGAGATACCAGAGGATTGATTGTTATAGAAATAGAAGTTAACCAATATATTGGCATACATACCAGAGTATACTTGCCCAGGTTCAGTAAGCGGTTGACCTTGAAGGTCGACTACTTCAGGTTTAAACTTCATAGATTGAGACGCATTGAACACGTAGTGGCCTTTACATTCTGGACCGTATTCTTTACCACCTGGTGTGTAGCCATCACCATCATGAATTGGTGTTTTAGGTTGAGCCGGTACTTTGGCGCCATGTTTCACACGAGCGTCGGCAATAGCCGCTTCAATAGCTTGATTGATAGCTTGTACTTGCGCCGTATCAGATTTAGGTACAAGGATCATAGCGCTGTACTTCGCTTCGCTGAAGTTATTTGGATTAGTGTATGGTTCAAGTAAATGAACAAAGGATAAACGTACATTTTGTAATAAAACTTCTGTTGGTCTGCATTGGAATGCCATAATTAGTTACCTCCATTGGTATTGAATACTTGCGCCGCACTAGGTTGGTTCGTGATACGTGGGCGCTTATCCGTATCAGCTACAAGAGTAGGTTTGCCAGGGTTCTTTACGACCTGGTCGCCTACGAGTTCATTAAATTCTTTCTTACCAATAGCTTTTTCAATCTGCGCCAAGGTAAGAACCTTACGTTCGTACAGGATAGATTCATCTACCCCGCCATCGATAAGGGTTTGAATGGCAGTATCACCATCTTGGAAAGCTCTGGAGCCTCTGCCCTCTACAGCTTTCCAACCTGGCACCTCCGCACCGGCTAAGGATTCAGATAAAGCGTATTCCTTGATATCCTTGTACCAGGATTCGATATCTTTGCCGTGCTCTAGGTAGATACCTAGTTCTTCAAGGCTAATCAGACGAGGGTCTTGGTTCGTGAATACGTGCATCGCATCGAAATGCTCACATCGTGTTCTGCATTGAGCCTTCGCCCTACAGAACCCACACCAGGCACCAGCCTCAAACGTGTGGCCTTCCATTTCGTAGGCCTCCTTAGCTTTCGGCGCGACTACCTCCTCACCCCATTTACGAAGGTCATCGGAGGACATTTCAAACTCTGAAATGTTGTTCACACGAGGCTGTATAATAGCCATTTTAATAATGCTGAACTTATACAATAGGCTATAATCATGCATCGCACCGAGGGCGTATAACATCATCTGCGGGTTATGATCCGCATCAACTACAACGCCTTTACCGTGCTTATAATCGATAATGTGGAGCGTATCACCGGCCAAGATGATACAGTCCGCCGTACCGAATCCTTCTGGGACATATTGACTAAAGTCAACACGCTTTTCAATGACTACGACGGGGGCGACCTTATAGCTCAGCATAATAGATTTGATGTATTCGAGATACACGTCTGTAGTTTCGTCCATTTCGGGCGCCCATAGCTCATTCTTCTTGATTTTGTTATACGCCCTGGTGTAAGTACCTTTGGCCATTGCCGTAGTGTATTTTTTAAGTTTCAGTTCGCACAGCTCATGCGCGAGGGTTCCTTCCTTTGCATACTCTGATGTAGTGTCGGGGAAGGTCGCCTCTAATCGAGGCGCCCCCGTACAATGTAGCCACCTATGGGAACTTGACGCGCTTAGTAGCGCATGGCTAGCCATTAGATTCGAGCCCCCATGTTGCGAAGGTCAACTACGAGGCTTGGGAATTGGTCCTTTGGAAGCTCAGGAAGGCTGGCCACTTTGTATTTTTGCATTAAGCCAACGATTTCATTCGTGCGACCCGCATCCATTAGCGGTTGCAAAGCCACTTGAATTTCTTCCAAAGTGTATTCCTTAACCGGTGCTACAGGTACAGCCGGTGTAGGTGGTGCTTGCGGTAGTTCCGGAGTTGTTGGTACCGACACAGATGTCGGTACCACAGGGGCTACTGTAGTAGGTTGAGCGACTGGAGCCACCGGTGGAGCTTGGACTGTAGCGGGTACCACTGGAGCGGTGGGCGGTTCTTCCGTCGTAGGTATATTACTGTAACTGAGGAACAATTTAAGTTCTTCACAAAGGGATACATAGTTTTTTGCTTCAAAAGTGATTCTTATCATGAGTGAAGTCCTTTCTAATTAATCATTAAATAACGCCGTGAAAGTGTAGCAGTAAGAGAACACAAATACCGATGATGATGAATAACACTTGGCATGCTCTAGTCACCCAGGTATCTATTTTAGTAAGTCTCTCCGTAACAATCTTTTCACGTTTAGCTTGTTCTCTTAGGGAGCTTCTAACATCCCACGGACTAGGCGGAACGGTTTTACGGGTCTCCGGCGAAACTAACTGCTCTATTGCAGAATCTTTCACTATCCGTTTTCTTCTATTTTTCCGAGCCATTCGCGGTACCCCCTAAGACAGTTGTTCTTTGGGCTTCGTGAAGCCAGGTTTATCGATAAATTCCATAACCGTACAGGTTACTGCCTTTGCAAACGCGTGCGGGTCTCGGCTATAGTCGTGAGCGATAGCTACTACTGCGCTAGCTAACATTGCGCCAAGTACCTTCTGGTCTGTTAAGGTGGTTCTACATGCACAACGGCAGGAACTGTAGTCTTCGCTCAAACCCATATTGATTGATAGTGTGTGAGTTTTAGGTTTATTCATAGTGACCTCCTAAATGCGACGTTGCGCAGCAACTTCTTGCGTTAACTCATCAACCAATCGTTCTAACTTAGAGATACGACTTTGGGCATCTTTGGCTTCAGCGATGTAGTCAGAGCCCTTACCGGTCTTGAACGCAAGATTGATTGTGTATTGATTTTCAGCGCCTAAAGTAGCACCTACGCCAATCATCAATCGTTCATTTGGGCGGACAAACGCTCCAAGCGCTACAGCATTACTATTGCGGTAGTGACCATAAGAGATTGCGTAGCTTACCTTGTCATTTCTGTTGAAATCCAAAGGATGGAGCCCTGCTAATGCTGCAGAACTTGCACCTAATCGGTTAACGCGTTGTTCAGTTGCATTGATGCGGTTGTTAATTTCACCGGCCATATTATAAGTACGATGTTCAAGTGCAGTAATTCGGCCTTCATGGTTAGCTGATGTGCCTTGAAGTGTGCTGATATCAGATGTATTAGTATGCACCTTTGCACCGATGGTGTTGATTTCATCGTACGCAGCGTATAACTGGGAGCCGTTGACAGCGTCTAAACTGTCCGCTTCCACTCTACCGGCGGAAACGTTCTGTAACTGCCGGTTATACTGCGCCACGCCACCTGCACCTGTGCGAGCTTTGGAACCGAAGGATACGACTGCGCCAGGTTGCTCGCCTGCGAAGATGTGACGGGTACCATTTAGGTCTACACCGTCAACGCCTACCGCATCATCGGTCACCGCGTTGGTGCCGATGGCAACGGAATTTGCACGATCGGCTATTGTGTTGTTGCCAAAGGCTATGGCGTCAGTGGCTAAGGATTTGGCGTGTGTGCCAAACACTAATGCACCTTGGCCATTAGATTCAGAGTTAGAGCCGAACACGAGTTGTTCCTTTTGGGAACCAATTTTGTTGTTGTAGCCTACTACGGCGGACTGGCCACCTGCTACGGTGCCATTGTTAGCGCCAACCGCGACGGAGTTTTCTCCGGTCACGTTGTTGGAGCGACCAAAGGCCACAGAGCTTTCACCGGATACGAACGCCCCATTACCGATGGCCAAGCTGTCGTAACTAGCTGTTCGCGCCTGGTTGCCAATAGCGATGGTATACTCTACCAAGCTCTCAGCATGGCTGCCGAATGCGAAGGAGTTACGGCCGGATGCTTTTGCATCGTTGCCACCGGCGAAACCATTTTCGCCAGTTACAGTGTTACCTGTACCAAAGGCGATGCCATTAGGAGCGGATACTGTATTTTGAGTGCCTGCCACGAAGGCGGATGTAGCGTTTGTAGTTGTTGTATTATTCGTACCAATAATTAGGCTTGCGTCGCCATTAGCGGTGCCGTTAGGGCCTAAGTTACTTCCTTGTGCGAATACATTAACCGCTAGCGCGGAGATTGCGAGCGTGGATACAATTACTTTCTTGTTCATAGTTGAATTACCTCGTATAATATAAGTGTCAAAATTATTTTGATGTGGCCGTGTCAGTAGTTCCAGTACTGATGCGGTCATTTTCTTTTGGGCGTTTAAGAATATCGAAGTCAGAAGGACCGCCGATATCAACTTGTGCATGCGCCCAGGTGTCATAGTCAAAGCCAAATTTCTTGAGCTCGACTACGGCTTGCTTACCTGAAGCAGAACGATCGATAATAGCGTTTAACGCATTACGCGCTGACTTCAACTTACGAATCTCAATTTCGTAAGGCTTGGCCACTTCAAGGACTGCACGCCACTTTTGGCCCTTCTCGGAGTTAACATCGAGGTTGTCATACCACCATTCGTGGAGTGGTTTGCACATACGTTTGATGAAGTAGTCGGCATCAGGCACTAACTTATTAGCTAGCGAGCCTTAGCCAAGTTCTTCCAAACGTTGGGCGCCCTTACGTGCTTCCCGCAAGCCGTTAATGACTTTGTGGAACGCTTCAGCAGCTGCTACACGTCCATCAGCTTCTAGGCTAAGGTAATGTGATTCAAGCGCTACGCTTTCCGCTTCTGTTTGTTCCAAAAGTCGAGCGTTGTACAGACTTCTAACAAAGGTCCGTACGTTGTTCTTTGTAGGGTTCTGCATAGGAACCTCCTTTCTGCTAAATTGCAAAATATACTGCCATTGGGCTCCGTACCAATTGGCCATCATTGCCCATGTGAGGGTTACCTCACTTAATACTGACTAAAGTCAAATATCAATCCGATGTCGACGTTCAGTGTGTCGGCCAAGATGACAGCCTTACTAAAGGACATTGACTTATTAGTACCCTTGAGATGGCTGTATATGGTTGCGTAGTGCATCCCGCACATCTCAGCGACGTCTTGGATGGATAATCCTTTATCTTCTAAGACCTTATGGAATACTTCCGGTTTCAATCGATATCCGAATCGGTTCCCCCAGGTCTTTTGCTGAATCGAGCACTGGTCAAATAAGAAGTCGATTCGTTGACCAAGGCCTTTCGCTACTAACCTGGCCGTGCTTATTCGCACGGGATAGTGTTTAGATAGTTTGACCAGGGTCATTGGATTGACACCGATGACTTCGCCGAAACTGCATAACCCGTATGGTGTGTTATCATAAATCAACTTCTTAAGGTCGAAACTGTTCTTGAGACGCATCATCGGGATGATTGGTTTCCGTCTCATCGTTGTCTCCTTTGTAGCTTTTGGAGCCGTCTGATGGTTTGGCCTTGTTCGGCCACAATCCATAGCGCCAAACCTAATGCACATTGGATGAAATACTGAGTAAAGCCTATGCGGTCAATCTCGAGGCTACCAACGGAGCCCATGATGATTAAGCCGGATACTAATTTAAGAAATGCATGCATGATTAAATGCCTCCTTGATGTACTCTTCACTTCTCCCTGTTCGAGCCAGGTATGTTTCAAATCCGAACCGGTCAATGACGAAGGTTCGTTTCTTGCCTTTGCCGTAGCAATAGGCGAAGGCCTTATAATGGTTATTAGCGATGCCCTCTCTAACCGCTGTAAGGGTTAGGCCTAAAACGCTAGCCATTTGTTTCACTGTAATGGTTGGGTTCATAGTAGCGTTAATACCGTCGTAAAGTAGATAAGGATAACGGCTAACGTGACCGCTATCAGTAGCCCAAGAATACGTCCGAACCAGAGGTCAAATTTGGCGGTTTTGGGTGTTACTTGGACAGTAAGGTTTTCGATTGTATATTCATCTTTTTCAGTATTCATAGTTACCTCCTATACCGGGTCAATGCCCCAGAAGTCATCTTCTTCAGATGGATCAACTTGTAAGTGTTCAAGAATTTTGGCGATTGTTCGAACCGATACCGGTCTACCATTACACGCCGTAAGGATTGTGCAGGGTGAAAGCCCGGTCATAGTGGCTAGCTCTGACCGAGATACACCGAGCTCCTTCATCCGACGAGCGAGTGAATCTTGGTACAGGTATGTTACACAAGAATTACGTTTGTTCATAGTGATTGCCTCCTTTTAAGTTGCCTAATTAGGAACCTCTAAGTAAAAATAAAAAGTTGCCTAAATAGGAACTTTTAATGTAAAAAAAATACGTTCGCATCAAGGTCATAGGTTATACACAACGTACGCATTTCTTGTAATGTGAAGTCTGTGTTGATGCGGTTAAGCTTCTTACTGAAAGTGTTTGGCTTAACCCCTATTACCTTTGCGGCTGCGGTATTAGAAATATCATTTTCTACCATAAAGCTCTTAAGCTTTCGATATGGAGAAATTGCTTTACGTGGTATCACATACCCCGCCCCCTTTCAATATCAAATTGTTAAATAGGTTGTTCTCGAATGTTGCCGAGTTGCCTTATGTGTACATGATAGCACCGCAAAAAGTTCCTGTCAACAACACATTTATGATTTCTCGTAAATTTTAATTGCCTATTGAGGAACATTTGAAGTATAATATAGGTAGGAAGAGGGTTTACGTGAGGAAAGGTGAATTTTAAAAATGACTACAAATCTAAATATAAATTCAAGGCTTAAAGAAGATCAATTAAAAATTAAAATCGGGCAACGGCTAAAAGAGCTGCGCACGGCGCAAGGATTAACTATTGACGCGCTCAGGGAAAAGCTCTCCCTGGAAGTTCAAAAGGCAGGGCTTGATGTTAAAGGCGATGGTGTATCAAAAAGTATGGTATCCCGTTGGGAGAATGGCAAGAGCCAACCATCCGCTCCTTATATTCGGGCGTACGCTACTTTATTTAATGTTGATATGAACTACATATTGGGAAAAGATTTACAATCCGATGACTCTACAGATTTAAGCCATTATACGCTTAAACTTGATGATAAGATATATGATTATGTTAAAACTGACGAAGATTCAAAAGAAGCGCGCCGCAAACTGGCCTCCCGATTACAAGAATTATTCAATACCGGGATATCTACATGCTCAAGTGATAAAAATTCCATTTTTGTTAGAGCTAATAAGAGCTCATTCGAGGAGCTTATAGTATCCACACTTAGAGGATCGTTCCCATTGGTAAATAAATCTCTAACAGACACATATAGAGAAGTGGGAGCTATAATTGCTACGTTATTGGATGATCCAGATACATTCATCCGATTTTTCTTAACACTTGGTCAGCTTCACCAACGTGGTAAACTGGATTCGTTTATAAACTTCACCATCGACCAGTTCTACAGACATACCAAAGAAACTAAGGAGTTTGATATATCAATGGGCTTTCTCAAATATCTAAAATATAGTACAGACTATCAAAAGTCGGGAGAAGAAAATCATGAAGAGTAAATCACTTATCACTATTCCTATTATCCTTATAGCAGTCCTTGGCGTCGCCCTATTCGCCTTATGGCCTAAACCATCCATCGAATTTAAGGACGAGTCGGTACTTGGCCACACCGTGACGAGCGTAGTCCTTGAAGATTGGACCCTCACATCCGCCCAGGGCGGAGAGAACTCCACTCTTACCTTCCCTAATGGTAAGTCTGTACAGGCGCGATGGCAGATCGTGCAGACCGTACCACCTGCGCACCGATTCGATATATTCCCTGAATCGTTTTTCTACCACACCATATATGTGGCACCGGTTCAGCCGGAACTCGTCGATTACATCAATGCGAATAAACCTACAGTTACCTACTACCTAAACGGAGAGGCTAAACAGATTCAATTTAAATAAAGTAAAGCCCCTATCCGATACTGCTCAGATAGGGGCTTAGTTATAGGAGGATATGAGATTATGGCCATGAAACGTGCCAACGGAACAGGATCCGTTTATAAAATGAAACATAAGCCGTTACGCAAACCATACCGTGCCGTAGTAACTACTGGCTACGACGAGAAGGGTAAATGTAAGCGTAAAACGATTGGCTATTATGCGAAGTCAAAAGAAGCCTGGGACGCCTTATCAGAGTATGGCATTTACCCGGAAAAGTTCGAAACAAAAAAGGTATTATTCAGTGAATGCTGGCGGTGGATGATAGCGGACAAAGAACGTAAAGGAATCGATACGAAAAAAGGGGGCTATTCGACTGCACAAGCGAAGTTAACATCGATTTGGAATAAACCTATACAAGAGCTTAAACTCGTCCATCTGCAAGCGATAATCGACGAAAACAGCCATTTAAGTCGGTCGTCTATTGGTCTGATTGTCAAAGGTCTGAACGGTGCCTTTGAAGCAGCTATCAAGAATGATGTGATTATCAAGAATTATGCAGCGCTCCTTGAATTGAAACCGGCGGAGAAATCAAACATCCATAAGCCTTTCACAGAAGAAGAGATTCAAACAATTTGGAATCACTCCGACGAGGATATTGCGAAACTCTTATTAATGTATATCTACTCCGGTATGCGCCCTATTGAACTACTATCCATTAAGATGGAAAACGTCCACCTGGATGAACGATATGTCATAGGTGGAGTTAAAACGAAAGCCGGCAAGGACAGAATCATACCTATTGCAGATTGTGTTATGCCTTTTTACCGCGAAATTCACGCCCAGGCGGTCGTTTCTAAATCTGATACACTTATCCCTCCTGGGTACACCTCAAAGTACCTAGGAAAGCCAATAAAACGATTCTGCCAGGAAGTTGAAATATCTGACCACCTCCCGCATGACACTCGTCATACGTTCATCACCTTGGCCAGCAACTACGGAATAGATCGTTACATCTTGAAGTCAATAGTTGGCCACACACAAAGCAAAGATATCACTGCTGATGTGTATACTCATAAGACGATTGAGCAGTACATCGAGGAAGTAAATAAAATACCCGCATCATTTTGTTAACAGGTTGTGCAACGGTTGAGCAACGCACACGAATTTTAGATGATTTTAAAAGAAAAAGCACAGTACCTATGCGCATAAGTACTGTGCTTTCTGTATTTGTGAAACTGTATGTCTTATTTGGAGTACAATTCGACGATAAGTGTTTCGTTAACTTCGATAGGAAGTTCTTCACGTT